AGCAAATAGAGAAGCGGCGTTTAAATGGCTTCGTGACAATGGACTAGGAGATATAATCAAAAACGAGATATCCGTATCTTTTGGTCGTAACGAAGAAAACAAGGCGGCTGATTATGCCAACCTTGCACAAGAGCGTGGGTATCAACCGACACAAAAGATGAAGGTTGAACCCATGACTCTGAAAGCGCTAGTCCGTGAGCGTATAGAGGCAGGAAAAGAAATGCCAACGGAAATTTTCAACGTGTTTGTTGGAAATAAGACTACAATAAAAAGGAGCAAATAAACATGAACCAAGTAGCAACGAAAAAAGAAGGAGCATTATCTGCAAATTTATTTGAAGCTGATGCTAATAAAGGTTCTCAAAACATATCGCAAGAAGATCTTGCGTTACCATTCTTAAAAGTTTTGGGACAATTATCTCCAGAAGTTAATAAGACTCATGGAAAATATGTCGAGGGCGCAGAGCCAGGCAAGATAATTAATACTGTTACCAATGAGTTGTATAGCAATATAAATGTTATACCTGTCTTTTACAAAAGACAATATATTGAGTGGGCAGATCGTGGAGTAAGCACAGGAGCACCTGTTGCAATTCACGAGGCAGACAGTGATATTGTGAGTACAACTACTCGTGATAAATCTTACAAGGATAGATTACCAAACGGTAATTACTTGGAGAACACTGCTAACCATTTTGTTATATTAATGGGTGACAGTCCAACCACAGCTTTGATTTCTATGAAAGCTACTCAATTAAAAGTGAGTAGAAAATGGAACTCAATGATGATGGGAATTAAAATGCAGGGCAAGAACGGATTATTTACACCGCCAACTTACAGCCACATTTATAATCTAAAAACTGTTCAGATGTCTAATGACAAAGGAACATGGTTTGGATGGGATGTAGCTAAGATTGGTCCTGTTACTGACAAGTCTATCTATGATATAGCTAAAAACTTTGCTGAACGAGTAGGTAAAGGTGAAGTTCAAGCTAAACATGGATCAGAGGAAACTTCTAGTACACCGTACTAACCGAATCCTAGGTAGTGGGCGTCTAAGCGAGAGTGGATACGCCCACTTTTAATTTATGTCAGTAGAAAACTTTAAAAACATATTTCAAGGATTAGAACGTGCTCATGGTTGCACTAAAGTATCTTCTTCAACAGAAAATGGTGTAAAGGTAAAAGGACAATCATTTGTAGTACGTCAACCAGTGACCACGGAACTGTGGACCATGCATTTAAATGGCACACAAAGTTTAGGAATTATTCCAATTAATGATGACAATAAATGTAAATGGGGTTGTGTAGATATAGATTCTTATGCAGGATTTGATCATGCAAAATTAATACAAAAAATTAAACAAGTAAATTTACCACTAATAGTATGTAGGTCAAAGAGTGGTGGGGCACACGTTTTTCTGTTTACAACAGAACCTGTAGAAGCAGAAAGAATGAGAGACAAACTTACAGAAATAAAAACAGTTTTAGGATACGGAGGATCAGAAGTTTTTCCTAAACAAATTAAATTAAAATCGCAAGATGATACAGGAAATTTTTTAAATTTACCATATTTTAATAGTGACAATACAACAAGATATGCCTTTCTTGAAGATGGAAATGCTGCTAGTATGGATGACTTTTTTAAGTTGTATGAAAGAAATAAACAAACACCAGATCAATTACAAAAATTAAAAGTTGTAAGACCACAATCAGAATATTCAGATGCACCACCGTGTATAGAACTTATGGCAATAAATAAAATACCAGAGGGTGGTAGGAACAATGCAATATTTCATTATGGAGTATATGCCAAAAAGAAATGGCCATCAGAATGGAAGAGTAGACTTACAATGTTTAATATTGCAGCATCAGCAAATCCATTAAGTGAATCAGAAGTAGATATAATTAAAAGACAACATGATAAAAAAGATTGGGGGTATAAATGTAATGACACTCCTATGTGTAATTTATGTGATAAAAAATTATGTAAAAGTCGTAAGTATGGAATAGGAGAAGAAATAGTATTTCCTGCGTTAACTGACTTACAAAAAATTAAATTAGAAAAACCATATTATTATTTAAACGTAGATGGTGAACGGCTACACTTGGAGAATGTAAAATTTTTAAAACAACAAAGCTTATTCCAAGAAGCATGTATGGAACAATTAGACTTTAAACCACCAACAGTAAAACCAAAAGATTGGGATATGATAATAAATCCATTAATGAAGAATCACGAACCTGTCGAACCACCAGAAGGTGTAACAACACACGATCAATTAAGAAATCATTTAGAAGAATTTTGTTTAAACAGACACATAGGATCAGACATAAATGATCTTAAAAAAGGTGGTGTGTGGACTAGTGATGGTTATCATCATTTCGTATACAACAGATTTTTTAATCAATTTTTAATAAGACAAAGATGGGATATAAATTATCAACGAACAGCACAAATGTTAAAAGAAACATGTAATTGCCAAGAAAAAAGAGTTGGTAAAGAAAGAATATCTGTGTTTGTAGTTAAACAATTTGATAAACGAACAGAAGATTATAACGAAAAAGAATTAAAGCCTAAGGATGTGTTTTGAAAACTATTGTATTGGGACCACCTGGCACAGGAAAAACTACAACTTTATTAAATAAAGTAGATAGTTATTTAAAAGAAACAGATCCTGATAGAGTTGGTTACTTTGCTTTTACACAAAAAGCTGCGCACGAAGCAAGAGATAGAGCGATGAAACAATTTAATTTGTCAGAAGATGACCTACCCTATTTTAGAACACTACACTCACTAGCATTTAGAAAATTAGGATTAAAAAAAGATCAAGTTATGCAACCAAGACATTATAAGGATCTTGGAAAAAAATTAGGTTTTCCTGTAGCATATGCAGAACACCAAGAAGATCACGGTATATTTACATCTGATAGTGAATATTTACAAATTATACAACTAGCACAACTTAGAAATATAACTCCAGAACAACAGTACAATAGGATGGAGCACACACAAGATTTAGAATTAGATAAGTTAAGAATTATATATAATGAATTAAAAAGATATAAAAAAGAATATGCTTTAATA